TCCCATATAAAAATTGTATCTATCTAATTTTGTTTTATTATATTTTTCTCTTGTTGATTCTTTGAGTAATGTTATTGTATTATGTAGTGTATAATATTTTGAATGAAGTTGTGGGATTTTTATGGACTCATCGTGTAAGTTGTCTGGGTCAATAACTGAGTCCTTTTCCCACATCTCCTGTATTTTTTCAAGATTCATAAAAGATTGCCGTTTTTGTCAGTGAGTTCATATAGAGTATAGTCGAAAGACACCTCTGCTGTAAAGTATTTAATATCATCAACCGTGGTATCAAATTCCATTGATGATAATGAGGTTGGGTGTAAATCTGTAAATTTAACCTTTACTGCTGGATTGTAATTACTACTTAATACTGTGAGAGTTCCATCACTAAAATGCTTTCTAATATCAACTCTTCCAGGTCTTTCCAAGTCATCTGACTCAGCCTCACTAAACTTTGCAAATTGCTCAGTGCTTTTTGGAAATCCAAGACCAATTAACCAATTATGTATCAATGTATAATTTGTCATATCCTCATCAACCAAAAATCTCAATCTCAATGGATCATATGACAATTTAGTTGCCGGAACTGGAATTTGCTTTAGATAACTTGGTTGTTCTAAAGAGGGATATGAAATTTGTGGAATTCCAGCGGAATTACAAAAAAATGCTACCTTTGGATATTTTGATAATGTAAATATAAATCTTTCTGGTGACAGAAAATTTCTATTTTCTATCTGATTTGGAAAAGATGGTGCCATTTTTCAGAGTTTATTGATATTTAGATAAAAAAAGAGGGTCCGAAGACCCTCTGAAAGAAACCTTGTGATTTAATGAATCACATGAGGTTTTGTACTTTAACTCTTCTGTAGTATACGTTGGAGTTAGTGGTAAGAGCACCTTGACCTTGTGCTTCGCCAGCAGCGAATGGATTTGCAACCATTCCGTAGCGAGTCTTAAATCCAATTTTTGGCTGGAAGGTATTCTCACCAACTGCACGTACCATCTGGAGAGGTACATATGGGCAGTAGAAGAGACCTGCATCATAAGCAGATGAACCCTTATAACCAACAACGTAGTACTGGTTAGCAGATACGTTTGCTGAATATGGGTCGATGTAGACCTTATACTTGCCTTGGAGAACACCAGCGAAGGTGTTACCAGTGTCATCTACATTCAGGTTTGCGTTGAGTGCTGGGGTGTAATCAAGAACACCTGCCATGGTGAGTGCTGAAGCAACGTCAGCGGAGCAGATGATCATGTTGCCCTTTCCTCTACGAGTTTGCTGTGCAATTGCGTTTGCATCGCGCTCGATTTGGAAAAGAAGACCCTTGAACTTCTCAACTGACCAACGACCGTTGGAGTCAACATCGAGGTCGAAAGTACCCTGAGTTGCTACGTTTGCTTGAGCACCAGGCTTAGCAGTCTTATAGACAGTACGAACAACTTCACGGTTGATTTCAGCAAGAATCTCAGTTGACAGAATATTTGCCAACTCAGCTTCTGCATTCAGACCGTGGATTGCCTTAAGGTCTTGAGCAAGCTCAAGTGAGTACTCAGCCTTCAGGGCACGGGACTTAGCAGTTACAGTGACCTTCTCGATTGAGAATGCCATTTGGTTGAAAGCACCAGTTCCGTCACCAAGACCTTCTGACTCAGCAGTACCCATACCCTGACCAACGTTATATGCGTTATCGCCAGTTAGGTTATTTGCTTGGTTGGTTGGATCGAGTAGTGATGGATTGGAACCGAGTTGACCAGTAGTACCCATACCAACTGATGCTCCGGACTCATATCCAGTGAGATCGCGGGTAGCATTCTGCCCAGAGAATGCTGAATCCACTTCATCGTAGAAGGTTTCTGGTCCAATCTGACTATCTCTACGTGAACGCATTGCAAAGATAAGTCCAGTAGGACCGTTCATTGGTTGAACACCACAGATGTCATATGCCATCAAGTTAGGCATAGAACGTCTGATAAGTGAAATTAGTACAGGATCGAAACCTGCTGTTGGACCTGCGTTGAAACCTTGCCCACTACCACCAAAACCAGCACTACCCAAAGATGAATTTGTGTGTACTGTTGGTGTCTCGCTGAGGAACTCAGCGGCCTCACGCATTTCTCTTTCTTGATTCTCTAGCAGGATAGCGGTTACTGCTCTACGATGTGAATCTTTGATTCCATCAAGTCCTTGGTAATCAAGGATAGGAGCCCACTTCTCCTGCAGATATTCTGCATTGTGCATCTGCATTTGAATTTACCTCTTTAAAAAAGTTTTAGTTTGATTTGTATCATCTAGAATTCACTTTTTTGAAACCTTACCGAGAGCAGTAAGATATGCTGCCATTCTTGGGGTTACTTCTTCAGTAGCCTCATAAATGTCCGCACTCTCAGTCAAATTCTCAGCAATAGTCTCTTGAGCACTGGACTTTGTTGGGAAATATGATTCCCTCAGGGTTACCAGTTTCTCACGATAGCTCTCTTCACCATCAAACTCAACATTTTCTGCAAGAGAAGCGAGTTTGTCTTTCTGAGAAAGTGCTAGACCCTCAGCGACATCTGCAAAAATTACATCAGCAACTGATTCCGCTAATCTTTGATTAAGAGCAACATTTCTTTCGATTTGCTCGTTGAGTTTTGCTTCCATTTCATCAAGTTTATCTGCCATACCCAATACTACATCATATCTATCTTCAGGGATTGAAACATAATGATCTTCAAAAAGACCTCTCATTCCTTGGAGGAATGATTCGGTCATTTCAGTTCTAAGTCCGTCTTCTACGGCAAGAGCATTCTCTTTAATCCATTCTTCAGCAACATACTCAAGGTATGCATCAACTCTCTCTTCAAGGTTCTCTTTAATAAGAGCAACCTCTTCTACAAGAGCATTTTCATATCTCTCTTCAAGACTTTCAGCAATCTCTTCAATCTTAGAATTGATTGCAGCCTCAAAGATAGTTCTTGCCTTTTCTTGGAATTCTTCAGAAAGTTCTTCACCTTCTAGAAGAGCATTAATATCCTCTTCAATGCTATATTCAACTACCTCGGAATCTTCCGCAACTTCATCAATTTCTTCAGTATCTTCTACTGATTCTTCTTCTACCAAATCTTCATCAACTTCAGACTCTTCCTTTCTTACCCCAGATTGACCTGGAGTTGAATGGGAAAGGGAAGTCATTGCATCTGCCTTTGCTGCACCTTTGTTAACAATGTTAGCAACAGTTGCAATCTTTGGTTCATTTAATTTTGCTGAACTATCGTCAGAGCGATAGTTTTCTGGAGTAGGACCGCCAAGATCTTCCCAAGCACCAGTCTGTCCTGGTGTTGAATGTGACAACTTTGGCATTGGTTCTGCGGAAGCTGCTCCTTTGGTTACTACGTTTTCCATTTCTTGTAAATTCTTACCAACGGACATTTTTAGATATATGTGTTATAATCTATATTTATTTATAATTTATAAATTTGAGAGAAAGTCTTGGAAGAGGTTTAACTTATGTTCTTCCAACATTTTCTTTGATGATAAGGAATCAATTCTTCTTTTTGTACTTTCTGCAAGTTTTTCACGAAGAATTCCACCTTCCCAAACCCACTCTTTACCTTCCATAATTCCTTGAACAAATGCATCAGGTGCGGAAGGGTCTGCTACAATATCTGCAGCAGTAGCGAGCATAAAGTCTTCTCCGACAATTTTGTGCCCCTCATTACTCATTTGCAATGAACCAACACCACGGGAAGATACGCCAAGAGTAACACCCTCAGAGATAAGTGATTTTGCAATCTTACCCATTGGAGTCTCAAGAAGTTGTGCCTTACCTCTAAAGTTTGAACCCTCTTGGGTTAGGCAAACAATTTTATGTGATACTCTATCAAGATTTACGGTTGGACCATCTGGATGCCCCAGTTCCCCAAGAGCACGACCCTTTGCAATAAAATTTTCAGTATATCTTTTTACCTCACGGCAAAGAGTTTGCATTGGATACATTCTTCCATTACGATTACAAATATCTCCCTGAAGAAAAACACCTTCAATATAGAGTTTTTTATCAGAGCCTTTACCCTCTGTAATAAATTTAACTTCTGATACTTCTTCTGTAATTAGTTTCATTTTTTTCTATTGCGTGAATTACTCTTCACCTTCGGAATTTTCTTGACCAAATAAAGATGCTGCTACTGCAGGACGCACCAGTTCAATATTTTCAGCAGACTTTGCGAACAATGCTGCTTTAATGGCATCAGAAATATCTGATGGTGATGCGTCTGAGGCAATCAAGTCTACAATACTTTCCATTTTTTAGTTATAATAGTTTAATATAAAAATATTTATATCTTACCACCTTTTGGTTCTGGAATTTGGGGGGCTTCCATACCTGTAGTTTCTATTCCAGGTTCTTCTGGGGTTGCTCCCAAATCACCACCACCCTCTTCTGGTGGTGGAGCTCCTTCTTCTTGTGGTGGAATTGGATTACCCATTTCATCAACTGGAGCATTGGGGTCAGGTAGAATTCCCTTCTGAATCTCATCATCAATCTGCATATCAATTTCAATGATTTCTCCATCAGTTTGACGAAGAACCCTCTTGCGAACATATTCTGTTGAATAATATTTTCCAATATATGGTTCAATCTGTGCTAATGCACTCAATCTTCCATTAAGCATTTCAGTTTCCTTAAGTTCAGCAAACTGATTATCATAAATGAAGTCATATTGAATATGGTCCTCCATTTTCTTCCAATCTTCTGGAGAAACTATATTTTTTAATAGTAGTTGAGTTCTTAGAATGTCATTAAAGAGTCTTGAGAATCTTTTTCTAAGTCTACCTACAAATTTTGAAAACTTAAGTTCATCTCTTAAAATTTCTGAAGATCTGCCAAGATTAAATCCATCTCCACCACCAGCAATTCTTGTTTCTGGTACTCCAAGTGCTCTATAAAGTTTCTTCTGAAAGTACTCAATATCAGAAAGTTCCCCAAGATTTTGACCGCCTGGGAGAGTTGTAATTTCTGTTCCTCTACCTCCCTCTCTGCGAGGTAACCAGAAATCTTCAAGCATACTCATAAACTTTCTATCATCACGCACTTCGCCAGTATTTGCATCATATACAAGTTTATTGCGATAACGAGACATAACCTCTTTGAGGTATTGTTCAGCTTTTACCTTTGGTAAGTTGCCAACATCAATATAGAAAATTCTTCTTTCTGGTGCTCTTGATAGACGATAAATTACAAGTGAATCCTCAATCATTCTCAACTGATTGAGTGCCTTAATTGCTTTATGAAGATAAGAAAGACAAGTTCCATTATTTCTATCAAATAAACCAGATGTTACATAAGTAACCGCATCTTTTGCAATCTTGATAGATGCTTTAGGTCCTTTTCCAAATCCTCCCATTGAAGGACCTTTCATTGTGTAGATAAAATATTCATTAATCTCTGGAAAATTAAATTGCTCTTGGTCTTGACCTCTGACCAATGGATTATTTCCTTTTCTTATAGAGTTTGGGTCCCTCTTTTCCTCACGAACAAACTTCATCTTCATTGGGTCAACATATCTAAGTTCCTGAATACCATCTTCAGGTTTCTTTAAGTCAATTACTTTGAGATAATAAAGTCTTCCATCAATATACCAATTTCTAAAAATTTCGTGACTCTTTTTATCGAAGTCAAGAAGTTCTTTAATATATTTGAATTCTTCTCTAATGATTCCTTTTAATTTTTCACTGGCATTTAAGTTTGATAATTCAATCTCAACAGGAGAATCATACAAGTCACTAACGATAGCTTCATTCACAACATCTTCAATTGCACCATCACACTCTGGATGCAAAGACATTTCCCTATATCTACGAATTAAATCGTACTCAGTTCTATATACGCCTTCAATATCAACATATTGACCATAAAATCCACTTTGAATAAAATAGTCAACCCCGTCCTCATTATTTTGAGGAACGGGGGAAACTATTGATTTGGATTTTTTCTCACTATCCTCAATTGAAAAACCAAAGAGTTTTGCCATCTTATAAATCTAACCGTTTACTGTTCTTCTATTTATTCAATATCAGAAACTACATCTTGATTAGATAGGTTTGTAGTATCTTCAGAATTTCCTGCTGCGGCTTCCCAGAAAAGGACTTGCATCTCAACTGTGAATTCCTGAACACTATCGGTTCCATAATCTAGATCAATTCTTGATATTGATGTTGGGAAGATATCATAGAACTTATAATATCTTAATGTATCTCCGTTTCTATCCAATTGATACACTCTTGCATCTGCCATATACTCATTTGGATCAGTTTCGCCACGGTTAGTTGCAACATTATTAATGTAATTCATCCACCTTTCAAATCCGGTGCGGAGTTTGAAGTCCGTATCATTAATAATTGTAATTGTCCAAGTTTCAAATGTTCTATCACCGGCAACATTTAATACTCTTCCTCTAAATGGGACTGGTAGTGCAGTCACATTTGATGCTGGAAGTGCTGCAGTTTTGATTAAAAACTTACCAGTATCAACTAAATCTTTTGCATCAGATATCGGAGCGTTTAGGGGAAATGATAGTTCAACTTCAAATAGATTACTTCTAGCACCGCCTCCAGTTAAGAAACTTTTAAACTGGCTAATTGTCTTAACTTCTGGAAAATTTGGTCTGGTTTCTGCCATTGTTTTGTACCTCTGTTATTGAAATAATTTTTTAATTGTATAAAATAAAACTTTAGAAAGTGCCAATAATTTCTTCAAAATTAACGCCAGTTTTAGTCGCAACAAATGTTAGACCAATGAAGTTAATAGATCTCGCTGGTTTGATGTAAATATCAGCGATAAATTCATTGTTATCAATAACTGCTGGAGTATTATTTCTTTCATCACAAACTACTAAGAAGTCATAAATACCTCTCTTTGCCTTAACATCACGAAGGAATGGTTCAATTGTGTTGATAAAGTTTTGTCTAGTTAAAGTGTCGTTGAACTCAAAGAGTACATCTTTAGCACTTCTTTCAATTGCCTTTTCAAGGTAGATAAACAATCTGCGAACATTAATTCTATCAAATGCAGATGCTTTAGCATATCCAGTTTTATCACCAAACAATACAATTCCAGCGCCAGGTGAGAAAATTACAGAGTTGATTCTATTATTGTAAAGTT